ATAATGTATTTCACTTACTACAGCAGATGCTGGAGTAGGTACTATATAAATCTCTGTATTATTTTTTCTTGAATAATATCTTGGTGTGCCTGTTGAAGCACTTGCATAGGGCCAGTAGTCTATTGCGTATTCATAAGGTCTTTGTAATAATGTTGTAATATTAGAAGATACACTTGTTCTAAATGCTACGTTACGAACTACTAAAGCTCCACTTGGTAGAGTTACATTAGGATTATTTGCTGTTAATGTTACAGATGTATAATAATCTAATCCTGAATCATCTAATTCTTTTATTAAACGATCTTCAGCTCTATTAACAAAAGCAGGAATTTGATCTGCAAACTCTGTAGAATCATTTTCTGCTGTATTTATGATATCTGTTTTAAGATAAGAATAGGTTGCCATTTGTTATCCTAAGAATAAAGTTACACCACCTGCATTAGGAGTTGATACAGAAATTGAAGCATCACATTTAATACCAAGTTCTCCTATAAAAATATCTGCTGTTCCACTTGCAGGAACTTGAAATTTTATTTTACTACCTACAGAATCTTGTATATCAAATGTACCTGCTATAGTTGAGTATGCATGTATAGCTAAAATACGTGACGTACCTTCTGTAGTTACAATAACACCACTTCCTGATAAAAATTTTGATTTACTTGCCATGTTTTTTCTTTCTATTTAAAAACTGGAGAGATGGAATAACTCTCACCTCTCCAGAATTATTAAGTATTAGACTCCAGGATTTCCATACCATCCTCTCCAATCTGAAACACCGAAAGAATATCTTTCACGTGCTTTAAATCGAAGATTTCCAGTATCAAAATCTGGTTCCATTTTAGTTTGTAGAGGTGTTCTAATAAACATCTTCGTGCTATTTGGAACATCTGTTTTTACCCACCAAGCATCTCCATCATTGAATCTTCTATTTACATAGAATCCTTGAGGGACCATACCCATATGTCTTGTAGGATTGATATCGTTATCTGAACTGCTAGGTTTTCCCGGTGTGTTCAATATAACGTCAGCAATATTCCAAGAATCTACAGGAATGTGCAATGACATGGCACTTGCTCCTATTAAAATACCTCGATCATCTTTAGTCTTTTGAATTTGAGTTAAAGTTGTTTCAAGGGTACTTTGAGAAAGATCTGCATTTGTACCATTATTTGCATAGTTACTTTGTAGTCCAGCTACAACAGTTGGGTGTGATGCTGAAATAAATGCAACACCATCTCCTATTGCAGAATTACCAGCAGTAAAAGCATTGTTATACAAATCAGCAGCTTTAGCTTGTTTTGTATTTGCCATTGCTCTTGCTAGTCCTTTTGCACGTAACTTAGCGAAAGTATCATATAGATTATCTTCCATTGCTTCTTCAGTTACTGCAAAAGCTAATGCAATAGTTTCGTTAGTATAACGAGCAGTATAAGACTCTGATGCATCATCATAACTAACTGCAGCACCTTCATTTTTAGTTGGTGCTGTTCCAAAACCTGTGAAGAGTACTTCTTCTTCAAAGGCACGATCTGAGTTCTCTATATCATATAGAGGCTCATGTTCATTGTTTACTTCTCCGTACTCCAATCCGAAAACTGCATTCAGTCCAGGAAGGAGTTCTTTACTAATACTAGCTCTATTAATAGCCATTTAATTATTCCTTTCTAAACTATACAGATGTTGAAACTTGAGCTTTAACAAAATTACTTCTGTGTCCACTAAGCCAAACTTCAACAATAGGATATTGGTCAGTTGAAGCTACATTGCCTCCTACGGAAGCTCCATCAATCATTTTACGTCCAACAATACGTGCATGAGCACCTATTTCTACAGCTTGTCCAACTGCTGCTGCTTCTAAGTGATACCTAGATTGACCAGTAATAGTTGATCCAACAGAGGTATTAGTAACAGAACAAGTATAATTCTTGACTATTCCTATTTCACCATCAGATAAAGTTGCATTCGCTTGAATGTAATATGTTTGTGTAGGATCAGTAATGACATGTAATTTAACATCAGACGCAGATGTTGCACCTGTCCAATGACGAGAGAACTTTGGTTCTCCATCTTCTACATAAGTACATCCTTGAAAAACACCTGAAGGTTTTAATGATGTTCCAGCAGAGGTTTTTATTGTACCTGCTGTTTTAATAACAATCATGTCACCTGTATAAATGTCATGAGGAAGTAATGAAACTATACCTATTGCAGAATTGGAAACAGGTTGAACAATTTGTCCAAATGCTTCTGTATTCGCTTGACCATCTCTTTTTCGAACTGGAAGAAAACCAAACGGATTATAACTTGTAGCCATTTCAATTTCTCCTATTTGAAAATTTTAAAAAAAAAAACAAAAGGTTTATCCCTGAAATTGAGGGGTTCTTCCTTTTGTTACTGTTGATTTAGAATTATTGCTAATCGGCATACGTGAGTTAGAAGCTTTCATTAATTGTGAATTTACTGCCTCCATCTGTTCTGCTGATTTAGCTTTATAAAATTCTTTTTTAGCCTCTAGCTTTTTCGTAGGTATTTTACCTAACGCAACATCTCCACGACTGATGACTCCAGCATAGCGACCTTCCTTCCTCACGAATGAAGTTGCACTCATTTCAGGTACTTCGGTAGGTGTAACAAATTCCCATCCTTGATTTAATTTCTTACCAACATTCATGTAATCATCATTACCTCGTAAGTCGATACGTAACCAACCAAGTGTTAAACCATCATTTGCAAATCTCTGTTTTACATTTTCAGGGATTGAAGTTGCATTAGGTTCTTCATATGTATAATCTGTTTCTTCTCTAGTTTCGGTTTCTCTGTTCTGAGTACTACGTGTATTTAATCGTGTCATTTTTATCCTCCACGTTTCATATTAACTGTTGTATACTCGCCTTCGGCTTTCTCTGTTTTAAGCTTTTCAGCTGCATACTGTTCAAGTGGTATACTCCATTTATTAGCTAATCTTATATCTCCTTGAGATAGTTTAACTTTTTTAGAGTTAGGAGAGGAACGTGAACTCCCTGCTACAACTTGAGATGGTGTTGACGGACCATCTGTACGAATTTCTTTTTCAGCAACAGGTTCTTCTGTTTTAAATTTATGAGGAAATGCTGCTGTAATTCTTTTATCAATCTCTATATAAAAATCAGGATCTTCTGGTGTATATCCTTCATTTTTTAATTCAGCATCAATAGCTAATGCAGATGCTGTCATAATATTATCTTTTCCAAACCATTCATTATTTGCAGCCCAATCTTGTGCTCTTGGATCTGGAGCAGGTTGCATTGGTTGTTGTGGTGCAACTTGTGGTTGTTCTAGTTGTGGTTGCTCGTCTGGAAATTGACCTCGTGTTATTGTTAAATTCTTTAAATCTACTTGAGCTTCATTTAAAGCTTCTTGAGCTTTTAAAAGTTTTTCTTTATCTTGACTTTCAAAAGCTTCTAAATAAGAATTTCTTGCTAACTCAACTTTATCATTTAATTGTTTTTCAGTTGCATCTAAATTTAATTTACTAACTTTATTAAACTGTTGTTGTTGTTTAGTTGTTGAATGTTTTAAATTTTCATTTTGTTGAATAAGTTGTTGAATCTGTTCATCTCGTTCTTTTCTTTGACGAATAAGTTGCCTTATTCTTTTTTGAGCACCTTCAGTTTCAATTCCTTTTAATTCTTCAGGAGTTTCTTCTTGTTTAACTTCTGGTTGTTCTGTTTTCTCTTCTGCTTTAGTAGGCGAAGAAGCTTCAACTTTTTCATTCTCTTCACCTTCTACTTCATACTGCACTTTATCTTCTTGTTTATTTTCTGTTTCAGGAACTTCTACTTCATTCCATTCTTCTTTGTCTGCCATGTTATCCTCCGTTGTATACGACACAAACGCATTACGTATTATTGTTATTACTTATATTATACCATACTTTTTCCTATAATGCAAGTTTAAAATGAACCTTTTGTTAAATTAAATGTAGGATCTAAATCTGTAGGATCTTCAACTTTCATAATTACTTGATCATCAAATAATAATAATAGTCTAACTCCTTTATAAAATAATTTTTGTCCTACATGTTTACCATAGGCAATGTAATCATTCTTCTTACACCATGCACCATTTGGAAATTTATCTGGATCTTGATAAGCTAACTCACCAAGTTTTAATACTCTTCCAACTGTAGTTAAATATGATATATCTTCTCTTGTTGAATCAGGTAAGAGAATACCACCTTTTGTTGTTTCTTTTATACTAATAGGTCTTACAAGAATATGATAACCAGGAAGATCTGGTAAAACTCCTGGATCTTTCTGATCATCATCTGTAATCCACAGATCATTCTTTATACCTTTTTCTAAAGCTACTTGTTGCATTAGTCATCATCCTCTTCAGCATAAGTTCGTTTTTTAATTATATCTTTTAAATTTTGTTTCGCCCATTCTATACCATAGATAGAGCCAACCATTTGCCTATAGTGAGAATGATCTTCTGCAGATCCTGAACCTAATTGATTTTTTAAATTCATAATTTCCTCACTATAAGCTTCGACTACTTCATCCCATATATCCATTGATTAAATTTCTGCACATGCGTAACAGTTAATCTCAAGACCTACAGATATTTCTTTTATATTAGGTGATTTCCACATAATATATCCTTTCTATGTTATGTTAATATTAAGCAAATGGTGTAGCTAGTGTACCATCACCAATTAGTAATGGACTATATAAATGCCATACAGCAGTAGCACTTCCTTGACCACCAGTAGCAATACCAAAACACTCTATTACACTACCTTTTTCACCACCAGTAGTAGTACCATCCATTGAAAATACATCATCATCAGAACCATCTGCATAAAATATTTTACTTTGTGCTACATTATTATCTTTATCAAATAAATTAACCATAGAATAAGCAGTAAATATATCATTAGCAGAAGCACCTTTAATAGTACCTGCATTAGAAGTTATAGCTGTTCCTACAATAAATTTATAATATAATCCTGCTGCTGCAGTTGGTAAAGTTACTACAACTCCTGCTGCTCTATTGAATACATAAGTAGTTCCAGAATCTGCTGTTGTAACACTTTTAGTTGCAGCAGTTAATGATTCATAAACACCTACACTATTAGTAGCACCTGTCATTTTCATAGTACCAGTACCAGATACATTACCACTTGAATCAATAGTAAAATTATCGGTTGCTACTCCGTTTGATAAAGTGATTTGTTTAAAACCACCTTCAGACCTAATAGGTCCATTAAATGTTGAGTTTGCCATTTTTTCCTCCTTAGAAAATTAAACTTATCGTCTTGGCGTGTCTGCTAGGGCAGTCGATAAGTTGTATATAAATCCCTAGTAAAATTAATAATTTGTT